CATCTTCCATCATGCTCCAATCGGGGCGGGCGTGGCGGTTTCAAGCGACGAATGGCCATGTTTTGCGACCACGGATCGAGTTGAGTATGTGGAGTTCTGGAGAGATGGTGCTTGCGTTTTCAGGAAAGCGCATACAAGCGTCGTGAATGAGACTTTGGAAACCACAATCAACAGTTATTCCTTCATCGCGCCGGCTGAAGCTCAGGGAGAGATTGATGAGGTTGTCTTTTGGGGTGGAGATTCTGCTACGGCTGTATACGGTTCCGGGGTTGAGATCTACCGGGCCGCGTTCGTCAGAACAAAAAACATTCTAGAGTCGTATCAATTGAACATGTCTTATATTAATGGGAGTGTCTAAAATGGTTTATACAGAGACAAATTGGAAAGAATTGTCTATGACAACTGCCCAAAAGCTGACTGCTTTGGATAATTTGGAAAGTATGTATGGGCAAGCAGTTTCGTACATCGATGCAATAACCCATAGCAGCGAGTACTATACGGATGCTCAGGCAGCGGCGAGATACTTCACGGCGGCGAATGATGGCACTGGTAGCGGCCTGATTGCCGCCACACTCGACGGATTCACGGCGGAAGAAATCATAGCAGGCGGTACACCCTCTGGGAATATCTGTTGGTGGTCTGGATCTGAAGCATCAATACCAAGCGGGTTCGTCCTCTGTAATGGCCTGAATGGGACGCCGGACCTCCGAAACAAATTCATTGTAGGTTCTGGCAGCCACTACACGAAAGCGGAAACTGGCGGGGCAAACACTGTCACCACGGCGGGAACGGTGACGATAGCCGGGCATGCTCTGACTGCCGCCGAAATCGCGAAGCACACACACGGCACGTTCACAGATAGTTATCCGAGCGGGACCAATGCCAACTATGGGCCAGCCGGGACCACCTATTCGATAGCACAGGGCGCATCTGATGTTTCACGTGAAACGGATGCTGCTGGCTCTGGTGATGCTCACGGTCATACAGGATCATCATGGACGGGCACCTCCAACCAAGATAAGCGGCCACCGTTTTATGCAATTTGTTTAATAATGAAGAGCTGATTTAGATGGCATACACAAAATTTCACGATCCTTGGACAGCTCTCCATGAACTTTCCGGCGAGGCTCTCAATCACATCGAGACTCAGTGGGCTCTGGCAAAAATTGATATAGATGCCCATAATCATGATACCAGATATTACCCGAAAGCCACCGCTGATATCACTTTCTTCAGCACATCATTCTATACTGGGTTCGACTGTGACACCGTGGATGGTCAGCACTTCTCTGACCTGGTAGCGGCGGTTATGCCACTAGGCGCTATCATGATTCATTCTGGCACAGATGCTACCGTGCCCACCGGATGGCATATCTGCGATGGCGGCACCTATGGGGGCAAGGTATCTCCTGACCTCAGAGATCGCTTTGTAATAGGCGCAGGCGGCGCATATGCTGTCAACGCAACGGGCGGCCCAGCTACATGGAACGGCACGATAACGCCAACGGGAAGCCCGACGATAGGCGATCATGCTCTTACCACGGCGGAATTGCCCGCACACACGCATGATTTTCACGAGCACTACGCCCAGAGAACTCTATATTCCAGCCTATACGGGGGCCCAACGTGGCAATACACCAGCACCACCGCACAAACGATCAATGCACAGGCAACGGGTGATGGGGCACACGGTCATACAGGCTCAACTGCAAGTATCAACGGAGTCGATCCCAGGCCTTTGTTCTACAGCCTCTATTATATTATGAAGTATGAATAGGTGAGGAAGATGGCATACACGAAAAACGAAGATCCGTGGGCAGCGGATGATCTTCTCACGACTGGAAAGATGGATCATTTTGAAACAATTTATACAGAGATTTCCGGCTATCTTTCCAGTCACGTACACGACGCCCTATACCAGACCCGAAGCGAGATGGAGGCCGCTTTTTGGTACGCCGGGAATGATGGCAGCGGAAGCGGTGCCGACGCGGATCTCCTCTACAAGTCCACCGGGAACCTCCATGCCGCCAGCTTCGCCGGACTCGGAGTAGCGACCGGCCTGGTCATTCTCTGGTATGGCTCCACCGCCTCCATTCCGGCTGGGTGGGCGCTATGCGATGGCACGGGGAGCACAATAGATCTGAGGGGAAAGATACCAGTCGGGGCGGGCACGGGCTCAGTCTATTCCGTGGGAGATACGGGCGGCTCCGCCACGTTCACCGCCACCGGAACGATAACCGTTTCCGGGCATGCGATCACTGAAGCCGAAATGGGATCGCACAAGCATCCGTATACAGATAAATCACCAATATCCGGTAGCTATCCCAACGTATCCTCGTCTGGGAGCACCGTGCTACAATATGAGACCATTAGCGATTGGACATCAGGAAGCGCGGGCAGCGGAACCGCACACGGACATAGCAGTGCAGAGGGGACACATTTCGATGGCAATGCGGTATCATGTTTGCCGTTCTGTGTGGCGTTGTGTTACATCCAAAAAATATAAAAGGGTTATAACCAGGATTCTTGCCCGGCGGTGATATTGGCCCGCCGCATCTGGTATTCTGTCAGAGCATACGAATTGATGGCTATAATCCTTTCCGTGGTACTGTTTAGCTTTTTATTGTGCTCCGACAGGTTCATCCAATCCGCTGATTCCGGTTTTGGCATAGGACCTCCGAATATAGGCGGCAGGTTTGGATCTAGCACGACCGGTATATGCTGCACCGCATAGAACGGGTCAGTGGTCTTCAGGCTTGGATCTGGTGGGAGAAAGGGCACGCCGTTGCTTCCATCGCGTTGATCGTATGCGATTCCGGGCATGACCATCAGCCACGCCGCTAAAAATATTAAGATAGTTCTCATAGCCCTCCCTGGTTGGCAAGCTTGCCCGCCTCCACCATTTTATTCAGACAGTCAACTTGCATTCCAGCCAGGCGGTATTCATGCTGAGCCTTCCGGCTCGCCTTTTCCGCCATATGGAGCGCGGTGAGATGCTTCCTAGTGGCCTTGAGGGCCTTTTGATGGAGCTTGCTATCATCGGTTATGCCATCTGAGCGGGCTTCTTCTATGGCCTTCTGGTAGGCATCTTCCCTTTTCTCGATTGCCTCAATTCTTTTCTCTTCTGCCTCGTATTGGCAGGTTTCCTTTTCCATCAGGATGGAATAGGCGGCTGATATCTGTTCTGCGATCATTTCATTCCCTCATAGCGATTGCGAACGATTGGAAAGCCTTGGCTACGTTTTCAAATGCATCCGCCAGCATTTCCCGTAGCACTATGGAAAAATCCATAGCAGCGGAAAACGCAACGTCTACCGCTGCCCGTATATCTACGTTTTCGCGAGTTCCGATGTATCCGATTTCCAGCGAACAATTCTCAAATTCTACGACAGTTTTCATGGTTCATACCTTCATGACATAATTAATTTTCTTTTTCTGCAATTCCGAGATCCGCACGTTCTCTGCGTTCCTCATATCGGGCGTCCCGTTCTGCCCGTCGCATTCTATCCAGCCTTCCGGGATGCCATCAAGGATTGCCACCGGGCCGTAAAGGGTGAACGGCGGCACGGTTTTGATAATCTCTTCTTCGATTTCTTTTTTCGATGGCAACGACTTGGCCAATTCTTCTATTTCGTCTATCTTGCCTTCCAGATAGCGTTTTTTGAGTTTGTTCATTCCAGCACCTCTATTCTTTTTCTGATCCGTTCGGCCAGTTTTGGGCCTATGCCGTCGCAATCGGTCAGCTCGTATGCGAATTTGAGCATGCCATCCCGATCGATTTCATTTTTGCTTTCTAACATCAGAGAAAACTTTTCCAGGACAGCGGCAGCCTTGGCCGGGCCGATGCCATTCCCCAAAAGCATGGACAGTGCCGCTACCTCTCGTTCTCCCTCGACCGGGCGCGGGCGATAGTCCATGAGGCTCGGAGATCCCAGGAGCCTGGTAGCTACTCGCGATAGCAGGCGGCTGTATGGCATTGATTGCCATCGCTCCACGGGGCATCCTAGAGCCTCACAGCTCGATTCGAAGTGGATCAGGCGCTTTTCGTAGCCGATGGCTTGGGATATCAGC